GACCTCTACCGCAACGACGGATGGGCCAAGGGCGCGATCGCCACCATCCTCGATAACACAATCGGGACCAGCTACCGGCTGATCGCGAAGCCTGATTATCGCCGGCTTTCACTCTACGCCAAGGGCTTTGACGAGGTGTGGGCCCGGGAGTTCCGCCAGGTCGCTGAAGCCCTGTGGCGGGACTTCTCCGAGGACATCGGCCACTACAATGACGTGGGCCGTCAATTGACGGTCGCCCAGCAATTCCGGCTGTGCCTCGGGCACAAGCTGGTGGACGGTGAGAGCCTGCTCCTGCCCTACTGGCTGCCCGATCGCATGGGAAAGGGGGGCGCCCAGTTCGCCACCGCCTTCCTCGGCGTCGATCCGGACCGGCTTTCCAACCCCTACCAGCAACAGGATACCCGCTACCTGCGGGGCGGCGTCGAGATCGATGACCACGGCGTCCCGATCGCGGCGCATATCCGCAAGGCCTATCCGAACGACTGGTATTCGTCGGTCGACGCCATGACCTGGGAGCGCGTCCCGTTCGAGGACGAAGATGGTTTTGTCCGGGTCATCCACGACTTCGACCGCGAGCGCTTCGAGCAGCATCGCGGCGTCTCGGTCTTCGCGCCGATCCTCAGCCGGCTGAAGATGCTCGCCCGCTATTACGGCGTTGAGCTGCAGGCCGCGACGATCGCCTCGATCTTCGGGACCTACATCACCAGCCCGTTCGACCACGAGATGGTGGCCGAAGCCCTCACGGCGCCCGGCGACAAGGCGGCGCTGACGACTTATCAGGACATCCGCTCGGCGTTCCACGCCAAGGCCCAGCTTCGACTGAACAATGCCCGCATCGCGACCCTGGCGCCCGGCGAAGACATCAAGTCGATCTCTGCCGATCGCCCGAACAATGGCCTGACGCCGTTCGGGCACGAGATGCTGCGAAGCTGCGCGGCGGCGCTCGGGACCTCCGAAACGCAGATCCACAAGGACCTGTCCTCAGCGAACTACGGTTCGCTGCGCGGCGGGTTCGTGGAGGCGGAGAAGGTCTACGACCGGCGATGCCAGGAGTTCAACATCAATACCGCGACCCCCGTCTACGCCTGCCTGATGCAGGAGCAGATGGAGCGCAACATGCTGCCCCTGCCGAGGAACGCGCCCACCTTCATGGAAGCCCGCACGGCCTATTCGCGCAGCCGCTGGCTGGGGCCTCCGGCCGGCTGGCTGGATCCGGTGGCCGAGCGCCAAGGCGTCGTGCTTGGCCTCGACGCCGCCCTCTCCACCCTCGAGGACGAGTGCGCCCGTCAGGGCCTCGACTACGAGGAGGTCCTCGACCAGCGCGCCTACGAGCTGGAGATGATGCGCGAGCGCCAGATCCCGCCGCCCCAGTGGATGGGCGAGAAGGTCACGGCCACCCAGGCCATAACCAAGCCGCAGGCCGCCTAATGCCCCATCTCGTGGACATCAAGGACCTGCGGGTCGGCTCTGTCGTCCGCCTCGTCTCGGGCTCGCCGAAGATGGCGGTGACCGGCCTCGCCGAGGGCGGCCTGATCGAGGTGCTGTGGTGGTCGGAGCGCCTTGGCATCCTCACCGACAAAATCGCCGTCGAGCTCCTGGTCTATCCGCGCACGGCCGAGCGCGACGAAATCGAGGCGGGTTGATCATGCACATGCGTCCCCGCCCGCCCGTGGTCTCCATACCGGCCGCCCGTCGACCATCGTCGTCGCCGGCCGTCGCGCGGCCGCTGCCCGTTCAACCGAGGAAGCCGGCATGAACCCCTTCCCCCAGCTCGCGCAGCGGATCTTCAACACGCCGATCGCGATCCACGAGGACAAGGCCGGCGTGATCCTCGGCGCCCTCGCCGAGCGTCTCGGCGTGACGCAGATCACCGTGGTCAACGGCGCGGCCGCCCGGGCCCATGCGTGGAACGAGGACTTCGGCGACGAGGGCGAGACCCCGCGCGAGGGCTACGACCTGGTGAACGGTGTGGCGGTCATCCCGATCCGCGGGACCCTGGTGCAGCGCACCGGCACCCTGCGGCCGTACAGCGGCATGACTGGCTATGACGGGCTGCGGGAGAACTTCCTATGCGCCCTGACCGATCCGGCGGCGGAGGCGATCCTGTTTGATGCCGACAGCCCGGGCGGAGAGGTCGCCGGCTGCTTCGACCTGGTCGATACGATCTACAATTCGCGTGGGATCAAGCCGATCGGCGCGATCCTGACCGAGAGCGCCTACTCAGCCTGCTACGCGATGGTCAGCAGCGTAGATCCCGGCAGCCTGTACGTGCCGCGCACCGGCGGCACCGGCTCGATCGGCGTGATCTACATCCACGTCTCCATGGAAGGGGCGATGGAAAAGGCCGGCTTCAAGGCGACCCTGGTCACGGCCGGCGCCCTGAAAGGCGAGACCAGCGAGTTCTTCGACCTCTCCGACGAGGCCTTCGCGCGCCTGAAGGCGGACGTGGAAGAGGTCGGCAAGCTCTTCAACGAGACCGTCGCGCGCAACCGCGGCCTGAAGGTCTCGGCGGTCGCCGGCTTCGAGGCTGGCACCTTCCTGGGCCAAGCTGGTGTGGATGTCGGCCTCGCCGACAAGGTCATGGCCCCCGACGCAGCGTTCCGCGACTTCCTGAAGAAGGTCGCCTGAGCCCCGGTCCCGCCATTCCGGCGGCCCGCTGAACTGAGGGCTCGGCCCTCGCAACCCCAGAGAAGGATGCATCCATGCGGATGTCCCGCCTGTTCGGTGGCGCGAGCCACTATGCCCACCTCGCCGGCCTCGTGCCGGCTGGTCGTCGCGCGGAAGACGACGACCAGGACGACAAGCAATCCAAGCGCTCGCGCGCCGACGACGACGATGACGATGAGCCCAAGGGCAAGAAGTCGCGCCGCGCCGACGACGATGACGACGAGCAGGACAAGTCCGGCAAGCGCTCGCGCGCCGACGACGAGGATGACGACGAGCCCAAGGGCAAGAAGTCGCGCCGCGCCGACGACGATGACGACGAGCAGGACAAGTCCGGCAAGCGCTCGCGCGCCGACGACGAGGATGACGACGGGCCCAAGGGCAAGAAGTCGCGCCGCGCCGACGACGATGACGACGATGACGATGACGACAAGGATGAGATGCACGGCCGCAGCGCGGCGGCCAACGCTCGGCGCCGCGAACGAGCCCGGTGCGCCGCCATCTTCGGCCACGAGGCGGCGGCGCAGAACGTCGCCCTGGCCGCTTCCCTGGCCTTCGAGACCACGATGACCCGCAGGGAGGCCATCGCCGTCCTGAAGGGCCAGGCGGGCCGTGGCGGCTCCTCGGCGCACGACGTGCGCGACGGGCGCTCGCGGCGCAACCCCGACCTCGGCCCGGGCGGCGGCGCCCCGACCGGCCAGGCCGCCGTTTCGACCCTCTGGGGAAAGACGATCGAAGCGGTGACGAGCCGCAAGTCCCGCTAGGCGCGCCCTCCTAATCCTCAAGGCGGCTCGCGCCGGCCGCAGCAACTCTCTGAAAAGGACCACGAGCCATGGGAAACCCCACGGTCACTCCGTTCATTGAACGCCGCCACGACGGCGGCTACGTCGTCTGGGAGCCCTCCGACGGCATCGTCACCCGCGACCAGATCGTCATCCTTTCGGGGGCTGGCATCGTCGAGGCGGGCACCGTCCTCGGCAAGGTCGGCCACGCCCTGACCGGCACTGCCGCCGCGCTCGGGACGAACACCGGCAACGGCGCCTTCGGCGCCATCGCCGTGGGCGATCCCGCGGTCGCGGGCGTCTACACCCTCCGTATGCAGGACGCGACGCACTACGTGGTCGAAGACCCGGCCGGCGTCGAGATCGGCCACAGCGTCACCGCCGTCGCCTTCAACGCAGGCGGCCTCAGCTTCACCTGGACGGCTGGCGGCGTGGCGATGGTCCCGGGCGACAGCTACACGATCACCGTCGCGGCGGGCTCGGGCAAGTACGTGCCCTACGATCCGACCGGCGACGACGGGCGCGAGTTCGCCAGCGCCATTCTGTTCGGGCTCCGTGACGCGACCGCCGCCGACAAGAAGGCGGTGGCTCACGTTCGCGGCCCGATGCGGGTGAACTCCAACGAGCTCGTCTGGGGCGCCAACGTCACGACCACCCCCCAGAAGACGGCCGCGCTCGCCGCGCTGGCCGCCCTCGGCATCCAGGCGACCTGAGACCTCTCACCCTTCCCGACAATCCTCCCGGAGCCCGGAAGCTCCGGCCTTTCACGGAGCTTCACACCATGGTCTCCATGGACATCTTTCGTCAGGACCCGTTTTCGACGTTCCAGCTCACCACGGCGATCGAGCGCATTCCCTACCAGCCGACCCTGCTCGGCGACATGGGGATCTTCACCCCGACGCCGATCCGCACCAAGGCGCTCGGGGTCGAGGAGCGCGACGGTCAGTTGGTGCTCATCCAGTCCAGCCAGCGCGGCCAGCCGGTGAACTCCGAGCGCACCACGGAAAAGCGCAAGATGCGCTACTTCGAGGTGCCCCGGATCACCCAGGGCGACACCATCTCCGCCGACGAGATCGAAGGCATCCGCCAGTTCGGGACCGAAAGCGAGCTGATGCAGGTCATGGCCGAGGTTGCGCGCCGCCTGTCGGGCCCGACCGGCCTCGTGGCGAACGTCAACTACACCTGGGAGAACATGCGCCTGGCCGCCATCCAGGGGCTGCTCACCGACGCCGATGGCTCGGTGATCTACAACTGGTACGACGAGTTCGGGTTCGCGGCGCCGGCGGCCGTCCACTTCGACCTGGCGGCCGGCGTGGCCGGCAGCCTGCGGCCGAAGATCAACGAGATCGTGCGGGCCATGTATCGGGCGGCGAAGGGCGCTTTCAAGCCGAACCAGCGGATCGGCGCGCTTTGCGGCGACGCCTTCTACGACGCATTCACCAACCATCCCGACGTGATCCGCACCTTCATCAACTGGCAGGACGCGGCGCTTCTGCGCGGCAGCCAGGGCGGGGCCTTCACCAACTTCAACTTTGCCGACGTGGAGTGGATCAACTACCGCGGCTCGGACGACAACTCGACGATCAAGATCCCCGACAACGCGGTGAAGTTCTTCCCGATCGACGCGCCGTCGATCTTCGAGGTCGCCTTCTCCCCGCTGGAGAGCTTCGACTTCGTCAACACGCCGGGCCGGGACATGTACGTCCTGCCGATCTTCGATCGCGACCGCAACATGTGGTGGCGCCAGGAGGTCTATTCGTACCCGCTGTTCATCTGCAAGCGCCCCGAGGTGCTGCAGAGCGGCCTGTCCGACGCCTGAGCCTGACCGGCCATGATCGACTGGGACGCGCTCGTCGTCGGGCCGCTGGTGCAG